ATGCCAGCGACCATTTGCCAGTTGCTGAATAAAGGCGCCAGGGAAACGAAACGGTCCGATCCTCAGCACGCTGCTGGCTCCTGATTTATCGCGTTTTCTGCGCGACAGACGAACACTGGCGGTCCCAAGTTTAATGGCGGGTAAATTTCCCCGGTTCACGCGGATAAGAGCGCGGGGTTTGCTGACGGTTGCCCGCCGGATCCGGGCACGCTGTTTAACCAGCTTTCGGGGGACACGGGTTGACTTTGAAACGACTGAAACACTGCGATTGACTGCCTGTCCTGCAATGCGGTTAACAGATTGAGCACTGGCGCGGGGGACGGCTTTTTCACTGATGCTGTTGAGGTTAGCGATTGCCTGTTCCAGGCCTTTAATCGACATAACACCTCCTATTCAATGAAGATACGTGGTTTCCCGTTAAAAGTGTCGTGGCGGGTAACGGTCCAGTTCTTGCCCTCCCATTCCACTTCGTCGTTTCGCCGCGGGGAATACTCTGCACTGAACACCACCAGCGAATGAATATTCCCTGATAGCGGGCCCATCTCCTCCAGAAGGTCGGCTGAGATGGCATCGTGAGACACGCCATTGATCAGCACAGTTTTCCCCATGGTTTTCACCGTGGCCGCGTCCATACGACCCGCCAGCCTTTCAAACGGATTAGCCATTGATTTTTACTTCAACCACAGTCACGTTTGCACCTGCGGATTCCCAGGCGACCCCGGCCACGACCGCATCGGTTTCCGTCAGCTGCACTTTACCGTCTTTCAGGTAAACCTGTTCCCCGGCAGTGATTGCATCAGCGGCCAGTTTGGGAAGCAAAAACACGCCTTCCGTGAAACCGTCCCCGCTCTGGCCAGCTGCAATGTCCGTGATAGCCACAGCAATTACTTTTCCGACTGCAACCGGTTCACCACTGAGAATGTCATCCGTCCCGCCATTCACCAGAGAGATTGTTTTACCGTCCTGTACAAAATTCTTCGCCATGTTGTGCTCCATTCAGCCCCTTTCGGGGCTGGTTTCAGGTATAAAAAAAGCCCTTACGGGCGTCTGGTTATCGAGGCTGTTTATTACTGGCCAGTTGATTTGGTCATGCCGCGATAGTCCAGCGGCCCCACACCGGCATCAATACGCACTTTCGTGGCGATACCATCAGTGGTGAATCCCTCCTGCTGGTCGATGTATGGCGTATCGACCCCGTTCAGATAAGCCACTTCAATGGTGTCTGTGCCCTGTGCGGCAGCCAGATACCAGGCTTTTGCATCGGCATCATCCAGTCGCGCTTCCGCAATAACTTCTGCAAAGTTCTGGATAGGGTTGATAATACCGGCATTAATATCCGCCCCTTTCACGCTGGCAGACTTGATGGTCTGGTTTGCCAGTGTTTCAAGGCCAACCGGTACCAGCATGAATGCCGGACGAATATTCAGGGAGCGCTCGCCCTCTTTCTGAAGGCGCATCAGCTTACGAGCGTCATCAAGGCTACTGACGGAGATCGCGCCAGATGACAGGTTTTTATGGTCAGCATGGAACAATGCTTTCCCATCTGACAGTTTAGGGTTTTTGGTCAGAACGGCATAAACCAGATCACCAATGGTACCCTTGGCTGCGCGGCCCATCTTCATCGGCACATCAGTCAGCTGATTGAGGTCATCGTTGATAATAGCCTGACGGGTGATGGAGAAGATTTCACCGTAAGTTGCCAGGGCGATCGTCTCGCCTTTATCGCCAGTGGTAACGTATTTGTACTCAGCCCCTTCACGAACCTGACGCAACGACGGGAATCCACCCATGCCAACACGATGGGCGGTCTTAAAGTCTGACAGCTGCCCCTTTTTGGTCCAGCGCTGGAAGGTTTCTTCAGCTTCTTCCCAGCCCTGCAACAGAGCCTTGTTTGCAACATCGAGCAGGATATTGCCGAAGTCAGATGTACTGTGCGTCAGAGCAAGCCCGACCATCTGCATCGGGTTATAACTGGACACACCGATACCTTTTTCGGTCAGGGCCATACGCGCATATTCACGCAGTGTCATACCGTTGTAGACGTTGTCACGCTCCTGATTTTCATAGCCGGCACGCGCCATCAGTGCCTGGCGAATACCATCGGCCACGAAATTACCGTTGCTGGCATGAATATGAACCTGAGTGGTTTTGTTGGATGGGGTGGCAGTTTTACCCAGCTCAGCCAGTAGTAAATCTTTAGCCTGCTCAACGGAACATTCAGGATCGGCAATGCACTTGTTTTGCAGATCCATGTGTTTGTTACCGAACATGGCGAAGAGATCGCCAATACCATTCACACGGGCCTTCTGCTCAGCCAGAACCTGAGCGCGGACATCACCTTCGTTGATGAACGGTGCGGGATTCGGCTGCTGGGATGGATTATGCTGATTTCCCTGGTCACGCTGGGTAGAGTTGCGCGGCGGGGTGATCAAATTGCGAATGCTGTTTGGCATCTTTTCAAATTCCTCGATACGTTTTGAGTGAATACAGGCCATCGCCTGTAGGGAAGGTGTAACCTGGTCGGCAAACCCCAGCGAGACGCATTCGTTGCCGTCCATCCAGGTTTCGTCTTCCAGCATTGCCGCGATTTCTTCAGTGGTTTTTCCGGTCTTCTGCGCGTAAGCCGGGATCAGCACTGATTCAACTTTGTCGAGGAGGTCCGCATAGTCGCGCATGTCGTTAGCATCACCCCCGGCAAATCCCCATGGCTTGTGGATCATCATCATGGTGTTTTCAGGCATGATGACCGGATTGCCCACCATTGCGATGACGGAGGCCATTGACGCGGCCAGACCATCAATATGCACAGTGATTGACGCGCCATGATGTTTGAGGGCATTAAAAATGGCGATGCCATCAAAGACATCACCACCCGGTGAGTTGATGTGAAGGTTAATGTGACTGACTTCACCGAGAGCTTTGAGGTCATTAACGAACTGTTTTGCGGTCACCCCCCAGTAGCCGATTTCGTCGTAGATATAAATTTCGGCCGCATTGTTATTGCTGGCCTGCATCCGGAACCACGAATTACTTTTTACGCTGGCTTTCGGACGGTGGACCGCCCGGCTCTTTGACTTCGGCACTGGTGCCTCCTTTATCATTGGAGGGGTCAGTGTCAAACACCAGCCCCATTTCTTTGTTTTCATCAACTTCCGCTTTACGGCGTGACTTCACATCGTCCGGATTACGGCCGCTGGCGCGAACCCAGTCAGATTCAGTTGCAGCACCACCGCGTATCTGGGTTTTCCAGGCATTTGCTTCTTTGACAGGATCAATCCAAGGCATGACCGGCCCTGAGTAGACAGCGTTGTAAAGCGTATCCATGTCAACACCGCGTGGAAGGCTGATTTCTCCGGCGGCGACTGCCATCTTCAGCCAGGCCCGATACATCGGTCGGGTGACTGAGCCGATAAACCAGTCCTGAAGTATCAGATACCCATCGGTTGACTCCACCAGCTCCTGCCGCTGGGCGCTGTAAGTACCGTTGTAGTTGCGGGCAGTGCTGGAAAAGCTGAGGCGACTGCCTGCGGCAACAGCACGCAGCTGACCATTGCGGAACGTCTCAAGGTTAGGGTTAGGTCGGTCAGACTTAATCATCCCGATTTCTTCCCCGGCCTGCAGTTCGTCATACAGCATCCCTGGCTGAATCATCAGCTCGCGGTCATCGCTGCTGGAATCTGAATCGAAGCTCTGTCCGTCGCCTTTTTTGATATACATGCCGAGCGCCGCAGCAATTCTTGCTGCAGTAAGCTCCGAGTCCTCATATTCTTTCAGCGCGCTCAGACGCATCAGGACACCAGACAAAAGAGACGTTCCGCGGGTCTGGTGCAGGCGGCGGGTGAATTTGAGATGAAGCATGTTCTCAGCATCTATCTCTTTCGTATCGAACTGTCGCCCGGACACCGGCAGACTTTTATAGACCTGATATTTTTTGGGCCGTCCCCAGTTATCGACAAAAACGCCCTGATTAAGCTGGGTGGCTGCATCACTGTTCATGGGTACGAAATCAGGCTCAAGTGCTTCCAGCCAGAATGGCACACCCGCGACTGGTTGAAGGCCGTTGCCTGTACCACTAACCAGTTGTGCAAATACTTCACCATCCCGTAACCAGGTGCGAAGCATCAGGCGCTCAAGCATCGGTCGGGTAAACTGGTTAGTCACTTCAGGTCTGACAGACCATTCACCAAACTTTCTACGGATATCCTTTACCAGTTTCTTGGCGATTTTCCCGTTGGTCAGTAGGGGGATCGGTTCAACAATAATCCC